TCTTGTTTTTTTTCTTTTTTTTTAGTTTTTGGCTTTTTTTCTTTTTCTATTGCTTTTCGTTCTTCTTCTTCTGCTGTTGCTATTAATTCGTTTTCAATTTTTTTTCTCATTTCATCTTCTTTATTTTTTAATAATTGTATGATTTCTGGAAATTTTTCGGCATAATCAAAGGCTGTTCTAAGTTCTGTATCTTTTAATGATAAATCAGCTCCATATTTTAATAATAATTCCACAATATCTTTCTGACCTCTCCTACATGATATCATAAGTGCTGTATGTTTAAATCTTTTCGATTGTATATTAATAGTATCAGACGCACCTGTATTTAATATTCGTTCTATAGTTTTTTTATTATACTCAGATTTAATATTTATAAGAACATACATAAGTGTTGTAATGCCCTCTACATCTTGTTCCTTAACATTGCATCCTTTATCTAATAATTGATTTAAAATGTTATCACCTTTTGTATGCATAAATGCATCACGTCCTTTAATATTTTTTTTATTGACAATATCAACGGTACAATACTTTAATAATATTTCTACAATCTTTTCATAATCTTTCCAACAAGCATATATAAGAGCTGTATAACCTCCATTATTTTGTAATACATTAGCACCTTTGTTTAATAATATTTCTACAATCTCTTCATTACCATGTAGACAAGCAACCATAAGAGCTGTATCACCGTGATAATTTTTTATATTTGTATCAGCACCTCTATTTAATAATAGTTCTACAATGTTTTTGTAGCCATTTTTACAAGCAATGAAAAGAGGTGTTTCTTTGATATTATTTATCGCATTTATATCAGCACCTCTATTTAATAATAGTTCTACAATATCGTAATTATTATAAAAAGAAGCTATTTGAAGACCTGTGTTTCCTGTTGTATCTGTTTTTTTTGGAAAATCTTTATATCTTGTTGTGGCATCATCTACTGTATTTAACATATCTTTTTTTTTACTTTCATCAGTATTTTTACAAGCTTCAATAAAAGCTGAAAAACTTTTGTCAGAATCATCCATCTTTTTTTATTATAATCAAGTAAATTTTCTTGAATTTAAATAAAATAGATATAATATAAAATGAGACAAGGAAATTTTTTTGGAACAAATAAAAAAAGCATTACAACTAGCTCTGTATTAAAGCCACCACCATCAAAACCAGGTATTTTGAAACCGCCATCAAAACCAGGTATTTTGAAACCACCATCTAAACCAAGTGTATTGAAACCACCTTCTTCAAAACTAAATGTGCAAACGAAAAAGAAGTTGAGAAGAGATGTTAATGTAGCAAATATTATTCCACAGAATTTCGAGAAATCAAAATATTCAAAAGAAGATATTATAGAATTATTCAAAACGATTGATGATATTGAAAAAATAGAAGAATTAAAAGAAAAAGTAGAGGAATTCATAGATAATGATAATGATAATTCTTATATATCGGAGATATTGATGTATATTATTGAAACGTTTAGTTTAGTAGAAATCAAATTTATAATTTCTTTATTTTTGAAAACAGAAATTAAAACGTTAGGTCTATTTTTTGAAAAGTTTTTGAAGAATAAAGAAGATATAATTAATGTAGCAAAATTTACTAAATTTGCGAATAATTTATCGAATGAAGATCCTGAATATAAAAAAAAGATTTTAGAGTTTGGAGAAAAAAATGCTTACTTTGAATCTATTTTAAAAGAATTGGTATCAGCATTTGATAAAGATTTAATTTTTTCATTTGTATACGGATTTTCAAAACAAGGAACTTATTTGTTTGATGCTTATTTTGATTATTTCGTAAGAGAAAATAAAGTTAGAATAAGAGAATTGGAAAAAGAGATGAAAAAAGAACAAGAATCAAAAAAAGAAAAATTACTTGAAAAATCAAAGGAATTTGCTAAAAGAAAGCAACAACAAGTATTAAATGAAAAGATTCAAGTATGTAAAAAATATTATACTGAACTTCCATGGATAACAAATAATAGTATTATTAAAACGTTTATAAAAAATGTGAGTAATGGTGATAATACAATAATATTTGATGAGTTAATTGATGTAAGTAGTAAAATACAGTATCAAAACGAATATTGGTATGAAGTAAATGATAAATACTATGAATTATTATGTAATGATAAAGTAATAAAAGAGAATAATAATGATGTTGATTTTATTTTCAAAGATTCTGAAGGAAATATGTTAATAACATTAAGAATTCTTTTTTGTGATAAGTATAATGAATATTTTATAGAAGATAGTATTGTATTTGCTAATGAAAAGACTTTTTTCGCAAATCTTAATAGTGATTTGAATGAATTTTCAGTTCAGAATATTTTAAATGAAAAGATATCAAATGAAACATTGAATTTTGGAAAAACATTTTTTAAAAATGTTTTAGAAAAGATATCAGATACAACAAAATATGATGATATAAATTATATATTGAATTATGATGTTGTAACAAATCGAGATTTAGCAATTATATTGGGAAATGTTATTGTATTTTTAGATATAGATACATTATGTGATTCTATATTTAAAAAACGAGTGCAAAAAGAATTTTATAATTATAATGTATTATTTCATCTTTCTAAATATGAGAAATTGCCTGAATTGCTTATAAATGATGATATATATCAAACATTCGTGAATGGTTATATAGATCAGAAGATACAAGAGTTTATTTATAAATTTGCTGAAAGTATTTATATTTTGAGAAGTGGATTTACAAAAACTTATAATAGAAAACAATTTGACGAAAGTAAACCATCAATAGAATATAATTCAATTAAAACTGTTTGTGACATATATTCAAATTATTTAGCAGAAGAATTAGTGTTATATAAAAATAATAATAAAATTCAATGTTTTTATTTGAAAGACACTATAAAAAAGATAAATAATGATTCAAGTGATTTTTCAAATAGTTTTATAAATCATTTGAAAAGAATATATGATTTTTCATCAGTTTTAAATGTATCATCAAATAAAGATTTTCCGTTAGTTTCAGAAATGGTGACTCAAATATTATCTTTTGATGATACACTAATAAGATATGAAGTTGAAAAATCATTTGGAATTTATGATATAAATGCTGAGTTACTAATTAAAGAAAATGAAAACGTTGAGGAAGAAGAAGATGTAATAGTAGAAGAGGAAGAGGAAGAAAAATTACCTGAAAATCTAGAAGAGTTAGAAGTTGTTGGAGATGAAGTTGACGAAAATGAGGATGAGGATGAAGAAGTTGATGATAAAGTTGATGATGATGAAGAAATTGATGATGAAGTTGATGATGAAGATAAAGAAGTTAATGTTGACGAAGATGATGAAGATGACGAAGATGATGAAGATGACGAAGATGTTGATGAAGATGATGAGGATGAAGATGATGAAGATGAAGATGATGAAGATGATGACGAAGATGATGAAGATGATGACGAAGACGATGAAGATGATGACGAAGACGATGAAGATGACGATGACGATGATGATGAAACTGAAGATGATAATGACGAACCACAAACAATTACATTTAATACTCTTAAAAAAAGATATGATAAGGATAAAGCTCAATTGAAAAATAAATTTAATGATTATTCAGGTATAAGTGAAAAAGTAGATGATGATATTTCAAGACATTATGTTCTAGGTGATGGAAATTGTTTCTTTCGTTCACTTTATTTAGCAATACTTTATAATGATATAAAGAATTTCAGAAAAATTAATTTAGAAATACGACCACAAACCGTTGTAATTAAAAAAAATGATTATTCTGATATAAATGAATTCGCAGATCTTTGTAGAAAATATATATCAAAAAATTATGATTCTATTTTAAATAATATAATTGAAATGGGGTATTCACTTGAAGATGATGATATATATCCAAATAGTCAAGATGCTTTATTTGGTGAAGCTGGAAATTGTTATATTAAATATAGAGGAAAAGATCATGTTTTTAAAGAAAATGAAGTTGTAGATGTAAATCGTAATGGAAAATGGATCGAAAGTACAATATTAGAAATAAGTAATGTATCGGATGATGAGAGTTCAAGTAATGATGATTCTGAGGAATCTGTTTATAAAATTCAATATAATGATAATGATGAAATAGAAGAAAATGTTTTACAAAATAGAATGATGAAAAAAGGTAGAGTGCATAAATTTTTCAAATGTGCTAAAAAACAGATTTTAAATAACTCTATTTATCCAACGTATGGTGAAATAGATTTAATTACTAACTTATTAAATGATAGCTTTGAAATACGAAATATAATCTTACCTAGTATGTATAATATTCAAGTAAAAAATTCAGAAAAAATTATAAATAATATTGGAATTAAAGATATTGTAGACAAATATGGAAATGTTCAGAATAGTTTTAATAGAAATGATTCAGTAATGTTTAGAAAATCAAAGTTTTTGAAAGGAAAAATAGTAGAAAAAACAGATGATAATTTATTATATACTATTCAAACCAAGAGTAAAATGTTTAAGAATATAGGTTTGAAAAATATTCAAACTAGAGAAAATGTAAATAAAAAAGAATATTATATAGGAGAAAAAATTTTATTTAGAGAACCATTTCGAAAGGGAAAAATTGTTGATGTTATTTCTGATAGTACAATGAACGAACATTTATTAGAAAAAAGTAAGGAAAAGATTAAAAATGATATTGAAAGATATGAATCTCAAAAAGATACAACTAAAACTCAAATTTATTTATTAACAGATGAAATACATTATAATTATATTGCGATAGAAAATGATGACTTGAAACGATTAGATTTATCAAAAGATGGGAATTTTACAAATAATTTATTAAATTATCTCGATGAAAATGAAAATAAGTTTTCTGATATTTCAAGTTATGAAAGTGATGATAGTAATAGTGTTGAATTTGATTATTTGAAAACAAAAAGTTGTGAAAAATGTGGATCTGATATAATAGGAGATAAGTATTTCAAAACAAAAAATTTGAATAAGGAGACACGTAAAATAGAGACAATTTATTTTTGTTGTATGAATTGTTTTCGAAATTATGAAAACTGGAGAAAAAAATAGAAAAAATACATTTTGTATATAATAAAAGTAAAATGGATCCATTGTTTGAAATATTTCAAAAAGAAAAAAAAGAAAAAGAAGAAAGAAAAAGAACATTTGGACGCTCAGATTTGGCTCCGACTGATGCAATTTCAGAAAAAGTTTCAAAAGTTCCAAAAGTTTCAAAAGTTTCAGAAAAAGTTTCAGAAGTTTCAGAAAAAGTTTCAGAAAAATCGGAAAGTTCTGATGAAATCGAAATTGATGTAAAGGCTGAATTAAAAAAACATATAACTGAAAATTTTGATAAATACTCTATTATATTTAATGAAAGAAGTGAGCGTGAAGGTTCTTTTGGTAAAGTCTATGATTTAAAATCACCTTCAGGTTCAGATTGTCAATATGTTGTTAAAATACTTAATTGCATGAACTCGTCCATAGACAAAAAAATTGATGATTATAATGAATATGAATATCTTATTAAACTATATAATGAATGTAATAATTTAAAATACATGAACGACAATGAAAATACTAAAGATGTGACAGTTAAATATTATGGAATAATGAAAACATTTATACCTGATATAGGCAAAGGACTTCATTCATATGGAATTGTGATGGAAAAAATGGATGGTAATTTAAGTGATCTATATAGTAAAATTTTCCAAAGTGATAATCATATTAATAACAGCATCACATCCAAGAGGATATTTAATATAATTCTTTATTTTATTTACAATCTAAACAAAGCCAATATTTTTCATTCAGATTTCAAAGACTCCAATATACTATATAAAAAAACTAGTGATAAAGATGAATATTGTTTAAAAATATCTGATGTAGAATTCATAAAAATGAATTCCGAAAAAAAAAAAGATGAATTTTTAGAATTGATTTGTTTTAATTCAATGCTAAGCTCTTCAGTATCTAAAAAAACCATACAATACTTATTAAAAGATAATATTGTTAATTTTATGGGTAAATATTATGATGAATATATTAATATATTAAAAGCTGAAATCGCACCTGGACTTCGTATGGATTCCCAATATCAAGAAATTATGAATAATAATAATAATAAATCGATATCTGATTATGTTCATCAAAAAATAAATGAAAATTTTGAAGCAGAAGATGGTTTGACAAGAAAAACAAATTGTTTTATTGTACAAAAAAACTTGAAAAAAGATGGAAGAAAGAAGTCACATCGAAAGAAGTCAAATCGAAAGAAGTCATATCGAAAAAAGTCGCTTAGAAAGAAGTCACATCGAAAGAAGTCACATCGAAAGAAGTCGCTTAGAAAGAAATCAAAAAGAAAATCTAAAAAACATTAAATCTTATTATAAAAACATATAATAAGATGGAAAAAGGAATAGCACCAATACCTCAAAGTGGTTTAGGAAATCAAATTTTTATTGTTGTTGCTGGATTTGTTTTATCGATGTATCATAATTGCCCTCTTTATTTGTTTAATAATACAAATTGTGGTAATTGGCATAGTAAGAAAGAGTATAAACATAGTATCTTTAAATTTATAGGAACACATATTGATTCTTGTTTTATGGTTTTAAAAAATGGTTCTTTTGGTGATTATAAAAAACATTATCTTAGTATATTTCAAAGTTTTGATAAATGGAATTTAGATTCTGCACCACCAGGAACATATTTAGAATCATATTATCAATATTATCCACCATTTGAAAAATATGAAAATATAATTCGAGAGAAACTTTTATTAGGATTAGAATCATATCGAAATACTTTAAAAGAGAAATATGATTTCGGACATTGTGGATTTTTACATGTCAGAAGAGGAGATTATTTACATTTTTCTGATAGACATTATATTCAACCAATTTCTTATTATAGATATTGTATTAATGAATTATTAAAACAAAAGCCTGAAATAAAAAAGATTTACGTGTTATCAGATGATTTAGAATGGATAAGTAATTGTTCTTTATTTGTAGATGAATTTAAGCATATTTGTGAAATATATGATAATGAAGATGAAATAGAAAGTTTATCTTTTATGACATTATGTGATGAAGGATCTATATGTGCAAATTCAACTTTTAGTTGGTGGGGAGCATTTTTAGGAGCTTTTGAGAAAAGAAACCCTGTTTTTTATCCAGATAAATGGATGAAAAGTGATACTGAAATTAATTTATTTCCAAAAGAATGGATAAAAGTTTCTGAATTCGTATAATGAGTATTTTTAATACTTGTATTAAGTATTAAAAAATTACATAATATATTTTAAAATCATCATATAAACTAAATACATAAAGATTAAAAATAAAATTACATAAAGAGTATTACTACAAGTTTTTTTATGTTTTTTGAATTTATGATATACAAAACATCTCATACACTTACATCTATTTCTATGCGGTTCTATAATATTTTGAGATACAGAAACATCTTGAATTTGTTTTTCTTTTACAATAGTGACTTCAATTGGTTCATCATTCAAAGATGATACATATGAACTATTTTCCAAACTACCATTACTATCTAAATAATACATTTTTATTATATAGACTTAATATTTTTTTTAAACTGTTTTTTAAAAAATTATTTTTTTATCTCAGTTAATTTGACTTTTTGTAGTGGTATAGATTGTCCTTTTCTAGCTTCTGAAATTTCTTTTAATATAGTTTCTGCATTATCGATTCCGTGGGATTGAAGAATTTTTAAACACTCTGATTCAGCGTTTTTTCGAGATACATTAACTCGTTTCTTTTTATTTTCAATTATTACAGCAGTATCTTTATCTTTGACTCCTGGAATATCTTTTTCATTTAAATAAGCAATGATATTTTTCTCTAATACTCCTGATCTATTTTTTAATTGTGATAGTAATGTTTTTAAACGTTTAATTTCTAAATTTATATTTTTTAATTCATCAACAGAATTTTTCAAAGTTGCCATTTATTTAGTTTGTATTTTTTTTTAAACTCTTTTTAGTATTTTTTATTATTCTATATTCTCAAAAAATCCTGGAAGCATACAATCTAATTTTTGAAATATAGCTGATGAAATAATTTTGATTTTATTTGAATCGATTTCATATTCTGTCAAGACTTTATATGCTTTATGTAACATGAATATAGATTTATTTTCGTTGTATTTTAATAAAGAATCATTATGTGGATAAAATGATAAATAGAGAGATAAAAGATGATATAAACATGTTATATCATGTTTATTGAATTTGATTTTTACTTCATTATCAATTCCAGGAACACTCAATAGATCGTTATTGATTGGATATATTAAAAAATATGCTATATTATCATCCATGAGTTTTGTATATATATGTTGTGATATAAAAACTTTTTTATCATTTTTTTGTATTAAATTAAATAGTATCAATATCTATTTCTTCATCTTCAGAAGCATGAAAATCAAAACCTATATCCTTAGTTTCTTCAAATTCATCACCAAATTTAAGATCACCAGGTATTTCTCCTTCTTTTTTTAAAAAGAAAATTTCACCAGAGCTGTATTTATAAATAATATCACCTTTATTAGGTTCAAAATCTCTAATAGATACTAAGACAATATCGTTAATCTTAATCCAAACCTTTTTTCTCATAGATCCTCTAATATGACATTGTCGACTCATTCCATCAAAACAATTCACTTCGATTCTACAATTTCCGAGTAGTTTAGTGACCTGTCCATATTCCTGATCAACATCTTTTTTGTCAACTTTTGTTATATTTGTTTTAGAATCATTATCTTTAGGAACATTTTTCTTTTTCTTATGAGCTTTTCCACCTTGTGTATTTTTCTTAACCATATTATATTATAATACATTAAAAGGAATATTTAAATCAATTTTTCAATTTCTTCATCAAAAAAATGTTTGTATGTTTCAAAATATTTTTTTTGAAATAATAATTTACATACACTATTTTGATATTCATATTCAACATTACTTTCATTATATTTATCTGAAAGTAATTCATCCAAACAGTCCATTATTTGTTTCAATGTTGTTTTCATAAATGAAATATATTCTTTTCTATCATCCGAAGATGCAACTGCAACTTTGAATAGACTTTTATTGTAAATAATACTTTTTTGAAAATAATAAATTTGTAATTTTATATAAGATTCTGTGTTTTTTAGTTTGTATTCACCATTGAAATCAATTAATATTTTTTCTAAATGATTCATATTTTTACTGCAATTTTCAATTATATCTTCTAATAATTCTGAATCTCGTTTTTCCATATTTTTTATATTATGATTCACAAGTCTTTAAGAAACAAATTAAATAATTATTTAAAAACAAAAAAATGACATAAAAATATATGTTTTTAGAAAATTTAAGTCAATTTGTTGTAGAATTCATACAAAATAATAAAAATCCAAACGTTTCAGAAGCTTGGTGTAATAAAAAAAATCAAGAAGCTCTTTGTAAAATTCTAAAAAAAAATAATATCATTGTTAAAGATCCTAATAAACCTAAAAGAGGAAAATCTGGATATCTTTATTTTTGTGCAGAATACAGAGAAAAAATGAAAGCTGAAAATCCAGATCTTACTGTTAAAGAAATTGTTTCTAAATTAGGTATATTATGGAAACAAATGAAAACATCTAAGAATCCTGAAGTAAAACGATTTGAACAAATGTCTATTGACGATAGAAATAGATACAAGTCAGAAATGAATACATATGTTCCAATACTTCGTAAATTAAATAAAAAGGAAAAGAAAAATAAAAAAGATATTGAGACAATAGTAGATGATTCAGAAACAGAAAAACATAAAAAATCAAGAAAAAAGGAAGATGATGGATATAACAAATATGTAAGAAGTAAGAAAAATAAAACTAAAAAAACACATCCTGAACTTGATTCTGATGGAATTATTGAATATTTAAAACAAAAGTGGTGTAAATTTCCTCAAGATAAAAAAGACAGATATAAGAATAAAAAGTAATTTCAAAAAAATGATTTTTTATATGATTATTTCACTATAAAAAATCAACTTGACAGAAAACATGAGCGATTATGTTATAACTATTACATTTGGAGATTGTGCTGAAAATCATGTTGGTATGCAAAAACTAGGGGAATTAAGTAAATATGGATTAAGTTGTTATGAATTAAAAGAAATTAAAAAATCTTTTGATGAAAAAGATTATGTTACCGAATATATTGATTTATTCGATAAAGGTAATATGGTTGGTTATGATTTTAAAGAAGCTGGAGTATTGATAATCAGAAATGGTTACAAAGTTTTTTTTGAAGATGATGATAATATTTCTATAGAGAAGTTAAATGAAGAAATGTTAGGTTGTAATTGGGATAAAAAAGCATGGATGAGAGGAAGAGTTGTAAATAAAAAAGCGAGATATAACTTGGTATTTTCGGATATATCTCAAGAACCTGAGTATGAATATAAAAAAGGTAGAATTATTAAGTATGACGATGTACCGTTATTATCAAAGATAAGAAATAGCTTACATAAATATTTGAATAAAAAATGCGAAAAACTACAGGGAGAAGGCAATTATTATTATGATATGAAAAATACATATATTGGATTTCATGGCGATGCTGAGAGAAAGAAAGTTGTTGCGATCAGATTAGGTAATACAAGTATGCCATTACATTTTCAATGGTTTTTGTGGTCAGAACCTGTTGGTGATAGAGTAATTATTGATTTAAATCCTGGAGATATTTATATTATGTCTGAGAAAGCAGTGGGAACTGATTGGTTGAAGAAGTCGATACCGACTTTGAGACATGGCACTGCTAAGAATGAAAAGTTTTTGAATATTAAAAAGTAAAAAATGTTTTTTTAAGAATATATTAGGTTAAAAATTTGATAGATTTCAAACTATATTGTTTTTCTATTTTGGTATCTTCTTCTTTACATTTAGTTCTAGAAAGTATCATTTTTTCATCTTTATCAGTTAAAAAAGTAACTTTGTCGTCTTTATCCATAGATTTTATTACATCTTTCAGGTCTTTTATAGTTTGTACTGTTTTATTATTTACTTTACTCAATATGATATTTTTATTAAAAATCTGAGATCTATATGCTTGAGTATTTGGAAAAATTTTAGTAATTATAAGAAAATTTTTGAATCTATCATCATCTTCAAAATATGATTGCAAATCATCTGTATTATAAAAATTTAAGTGATTTTCTGTTAATTGACTAATACACATACCACAAAAAAGAACATATTCAAAATTTTCGAATGCTGTTAAAATTCTTCTTTTCATAATACACGGAGTGTAATTATATTTAATTTCTTTTATTATTTCATTATTGTCACGTAATATGGTTAATTTGATTTCTGTTCCTATAGGAATCATATCAAAAATCTCCTTTAATACAAATCTTGATTTACCTTGAGAAATTTTATTATTTTGAATAAAACTATCATTATTTATTTCTAAATTTAATTCTTCTCCTTTCTCTTTATTACAATTTTCTCTATTAACATCAAAACATGATGATGATACAAATTTATTTGAAAAGGAAATTTTTAAAAGAATATCATCTTTTTTTAAAATTCCCTTGAAAGCACTATTTTCGAAAACTTTATTAATATATATTCCTTTATTTCCCATTTTTGAAGATAATAAATTTGTATTATTATATAAAAAACCATATTTTGGTAATTTAATTATATAAGGAATTGATATACTTGAATCATTTAAAGGTTTTATCATTTCATCGTATACTGAAAAAATTGTCCTTGTTCCTATCGCGTAAGTTACATTTTCAGCAAATAACATACCAGCTGACATAATTCCTACAACATTACCTTCTTCATTTATTAATGGACCACCGCTATTTCCTCCATAAATTGGAACTTGTGTAACTATAAAAGGTGCGTTATCTTCATCATCATACGATGCAATTAAAGAATTATTATTATTATTTCTATCAAAACTATTAATTGCTCCTTGTGTTACAGAAATTTCGGTTTGTCCAAAAGGATAACCTATAGCATAAACTTCATCTAACGTATTTAATTGAAAGCTATCAGAAAATACCATATTAATTGAATCACTTAAATTTTTTATTTTAGTAATATCCTCATTATTTTTTATTTTACATAAACCAATATCTTTTTCTATACAAATTGAAATTACTTCTAAATCAATCATATAACTACCAAGAGGTTGTAATTTTCCAACTACATAAAAAGTATCTGAAACTACATGAGCATTTGTAATTACTAAACCTTTATCAATATCTATAATAAATCCTGAACCATAAACTGTATAATCATTACTATACAACCAAGGATTAAATGAGTCTACTGTTCTACAACTACAAACTAACTGCATAACACTATTTTTAAATTTTTCTTTGAATTCTGTTTTGATTTTTTTAGATTTCGACGTTTCTTTCGGTACTTCAATGATTTTTTCATCAACTTTTGATTGATTAATCTCACTACTATTACCATCACTTTTGTATTTATTTAACCATTTCTTAAATACTACCATTGCTTTTCTCATATCTTTTGTTTGATTTGCGTGATATTTTGCTCGATTATACATAGTATTTATTACCTGATACTGATATTTCTTATTATACTTTTTTACATTTTTTATTGTATCTTCTGCTTTTTTTTCATCTCCATATCCAGATTTAACTTTAGATCTTTTTTTACCATTTGCGTATAACGAACGATTTTTACTTTTATATTTAGGAGAAACAACATATTTTCCTTTGAGTTTTTTGGATGATCTTTTTTTGTATAACGAACGATTTTTACTTTTATATTTCGGAGAAACAACATATTTTCCTTTGAGTTTTTTGGATGATCTTTTTATTAATCCTTGAGCTTTACAACTACTTCTTTGTGAAAATCCCATTTTTTTTATAGGTGTTTTATTACAATATGAAATACTCATTTTGCCATCCTTTTTCATATTTTATTATATATAAATATTTTAATTTACTATAGAAAAAGCATAAAAATTGATTTTTTTCATTTATATTTCTGATTATATCAAATTTATAAGACTACATGTTACCAATTGATTTTAATATGGATATTGCTTTATTATACAACCAAGCTAATTGGGATTTTATTCACATAAATCCTAAACGATTTATTATAAAATGTGATGATATTGATGATATTGAATTCGAATATTTCAAAGATAACGATGGACAAGACTGGTGGGAATGCGCAATGACTTATAAAGGAGAATTTTTCGATGAAATTGGAATAGAATACGAATCAGAAACAGAACAAATCAATACTAATTTAGGAAAGCTGGCATTGATTATGTTTTTCAATCCACCTGAAAGATTATGTATATAAAAAAGTAAAAGTAAATTTAAAATATTAATTTAAAGACAAGTGTTTTTTAATATGTCCGTATGGCTCAATAGGATAGAGCGCTCGACTTCTAATCGAGAGGTTCCGGGTTCAAGTCCCGGTATGGATTTTCAATATTAATCTAAACATAGATTGATATTCATTTTTTAACACACAAGAAATTATATGGTTAAATTAAAATTTAAAAAACGAAAATAATTTTAGTGTTTTTTAATAAAGATGTTAAAATCCAAAAAAAGTGGTAAGAACAAAAAATCTTCACCTAAAAAAAAAAGTAAACTAAAATTAATTAAAATCGTTAAATCACCTATAAAAACGAAAAAATTAAGAGCTTATTTTAATGATAATACACATAGTGATTTTGGGGCAAATGGATATAAAGACTTTATACTTTTTAAGGGAAATTTGAATAAAAAAAAATCTTATATTAGAAGACATTCTAAACGAGAGAATTGGAATGATCCTAAATCACCTGGTGCTCTAAGTAGATGGATTCTATGGAATAAACCTAAATTAAGAGAATCCATTAAAAACTATAAAAAAAAATTTAACTTATAATATATATTTTACACTAGGTAGTATCTTTATAATTTTCCATTTTTATTTAAAAAAAATCGTATATTTTTAAATAATTATTTGCTGGAAATTAATTTCAACGTCTTTTAGATGATTTTCGTTTTTTAGATTTTCGTCTTTTAGAACTTCGTCTTTTAGAACTTTGTTTTTTAGAACTTCGTTTTTTAGAACTTTGTTTTCTTCTTTTAGAACTTTGTTTTTTAGATTTTCTTTTTTTTCCATCAAGATAAGAATTAACAATATCTTCTATTTCTCGTGGAACCAGTTTTTTAGGTATTTCATATAAAAGTCCTTCGAATTTTAATTTATCTTTATCAGTATTAAATATTTTTGCTGTAACATCTTTACAACTTTGAAGTTTTTCATTTTTCAGATTAGTTTTATATAATACTACAATATCTTCTTTATCTTCATTTTTTATTTTTATTTTTATTGCTACAAAAACGTTTTTGTTTTGTGTTTCTTTTATAATTAGTTTTGTTATTCTAAAACAATTATTAAAAGCACCATTTCCAATACTCGTAACACTATTTGGTATAGTTACAGACTCTAAAGAAGTGCAACTACTAAAAGTATATTGTTCGATACTCGTAACACTATTTGGTATAATTACAGACTTTAAAGATTCGCAACCTACAAAAGCATTATTTCCAATACTCGTAACACCATCTGGTATAATTACAGACTTTAAAGAATAGCAAAGGCAAAAAGCACTATTTCCGATACTCGTAACACTATTTGGTATAGTTACAGACTCTAAAGAAGTGCAACCTCTAAAAGCACCACCTCCGATACTCGTAACACTATTTGGTATAGTTACAGACTTTAAAGAAGTGCAATCTCTAAAAGCATAATGTCCGATACTCGTAACACCATCTGGTATGTTTACATGAGTTAAAGATTCGTTTTTAAGTTTGGTCAAAATACCATTTACTATTTTAAAATTTTCTGATTCTTCATTCATTTTTATTACTTTTTATTTTATAATAACTAACATAAAAAATTTTAGAATTTACGAATTTACGAATTTATCACTTATTTACAAATACAAACATTAACTTACTTCCATCTCTTCTACAAAATATCTTGTATGTGTTGGTTGTAATGAAAACTCAGGTTGAGGTAAAATATTATCATAAAGATTATCCATGATATAATCATATTTTTCTT